AGAAAGAAGAGAAGACTTATCTCTTCCGAAGATGCTTTTTGGTTGCACGAACGATGGCCCTCAAGACCAAACGAAGAGCAACACGAATGGGAAGAACCCCGTGTCATTGAAGCTGAATCCAGACTGGGTAGAGCAACTGATGGGTCTTCCAGTAGGGTGGACAGACTTCGACTGCTCGGAAATGGAGTAGTCCCACAGACTGCGGCTAAAGCATTTTATACATTAATAAATAGAGTTATTTAATATGGGAAAGGGAATGCAGCCAAAGAAAGGATACAACCAAAAGTTGTATGCAGAAAACTACGATAGTATTTTCAGAAAGAATAAAAAAGATGAGAACAATAAAACTATTAACAAAGAAAGCAAGTGAGCTATCTAAGTGCAAGTCATCTAAAAAGTTGGCGAGAAAAAAACGCACCAAGTAAGTGTCCGATTTTAGAAACGGAAACTAAGGATACTGTTGTCGATCACGATCACAGAACGGGAGAGGTACGCGGTGTCATAAGCAGGCAGTCCAATACATTAATAGGAAAGATTGAAAATATATTTACAACTATGTGCAAGGGTCAGCCCCAGGACTTGCCGAATGTATTAGAAAATATAGCTAAGTATTTACGCCGCAAGCCCACAAGAATTTTACATCCAGTAGGATTAAATCAGTTGACAAGTCGGTTTAAAAACAATTTACTCAAGGACAGTCAGGTTTGTTTACTAAAAGAATTAGGCGCAAGTGATTCAGAGGTAAGCAGTTATGACAATATAAAAGGAAGGACAAAAGCATTTAGACATTTATTAAAAATATATTATGAACAAATTAATACTACAAAAGATTCAGGGAGAACTCAAAGCTCCAAAGAATCAGAAAAACAAATTCGGCGGGTACTCTTACAGGTCAGCCGAAGACATACTAGAGGCAGCTAAACCTCTATTGAATAAACACGGTGCTACTCTTACTATCAGTGACGAAGTAGAAGAGATTGGTGGTCGAGTTTATGTAAAGGCCATAGCAAGTCTATGGGAATCAGAAAGCGGCGAAGCTGTTGCAGGTGTCCAAGCATTTGCTCGTGAGTCCGAGAACAAAAAAGGTATGGACGATGCACAGATAACTGGCTCCGCTAGTTCTTATGCTCGCAAGTACGCGTTGAACGGATTGTTCTGTATTGATGATACAAAAGATCCGGATGCAACAAATGATCACGGCAAAAACAAATCAGAAGATTTAGATTTTTAGTATGAGTACAATAACAATGAGCAAACCTATAATGAATCGCCAAGAAGTCGCTGACTTTTTGGGTGTACACATTCGCACTGTTGATAACCTTACTGCAAGAAATCGAATACCTTACTCTCGCGTTCCATCAATTAAGGAAAACGGAAGAGGCAGAATAGTTTTTGTAAAGGACAACATTTTAAAATGGCTTACAGGAAATGAAGTAACACCAGTAGAAAAAATTTAGTATGGAATACGACAATAATAACCGCGGAGTTCTGTTTAAGAATGACCGCAAAGAAAAGGACTCGCACCCAGATTATCGTGGCAACATTGAGATCGAAGGTAAAGAGTTCTACATCAAGGGATGGAAGAAGGAATCCAAAAAGGGTACCGCTTTCCTCTCTTTAGCAGTTGACGCTAAGTCAGCAGCTGCACCTAAGGCTCCCTCACAAGTTGACGCTAACGACACGGATCCCTTTTGATGCAACCTTGCCCCACACAAGTTACTAACGAGGAGGATTTTGCTTACTACGACAAAGCTTGGTGGGAAGAGTTCCGCCACGGTGAAGTAGAAGAAATCTTGCGCCTTACTGGTAACAAAAACTCTGACTACACAGGAGGAGAAGAATGCGGAAATCCTTTCGCGAACTTTGATGGCAGCGAGGACTTCGGGGTACAACCATTGGTTGGCCTCAGTGTTCGTATGGCTGATAAGTTCCAAAGGCTGAAGGCATTTTGCCGAGATGGTAAACTTTCCGTGAATGATCACGGAGATACCACTCGTGATATTTTTCGAGATCTGATTGGTTACTCGTTGATAGCCATAGGGATGCTCGAAAGAGAAAAAAACACAGTAGATAATTAGGCTATGTATGATATGATTCTCCTCTTCCCTCGACGAGGAGAGTCTATCAATCATTAACCATCAGTAAGAAAACAATGTTAAACACAATCCAAGAAGCAACCGAAGTATCCCTTAACGCATATAACAATATAAATATGAGAGAAATAGACCGAGATAGTACAGATCGATTTAGATTTTTAGGACAGTGCCTCAATGTTTTGACTGAGCAACTCAAAGAAGAGAATGATAGACTCAGTCGAACCGAACAGTAAAGAAGCCGAAGAAAAATTATTAGCGTGCTGTTGCGTAGATGAAACCTCAAATGTCTTTGATGCACTTAAAGATATTTCAGCAGAGGATTTCTATTACTACAAGCATAAGCTAATCTTCCAGGCGATAAGCCACTTGAGCCAAAGCTCTACCCCAATAGACAGCGTATCCATTATGGAGTACGTTAAGTCAATTGATTGCCTTGATGAGGTCGATGGTGCCGTAGGCATTATGGAAATCCTAGATAAGGCAGCTACCAGTGTGCAGGTAAGTTACTATACAGATATTGTCCGAGAGAAATCTAAATTACGAAAACTAAGAAGAACATTTTTAAATGCTGCGGAAGATGCGTCAAACGAGACTGTAAACTCCGAGGACATCAAGTCCAAGGTGGACTCATCCCTGGGGACGATAGCTCCAGAGGTCGAGGATCTTTCCGTTAAGTCCACAGCCATTGAGTTAAAGGATGACTTTGTGAAGATGATGTCAGGTGAGTACGTTACTGATGTAGTAAAGACTCATTTGCCACAGTTGGACTCAATGTTAGGCAGTGGAGGCATAGGAGTAGGAGAGGTTCTTACCTTGTCCGCGCCTACATCTTGCGGCAAGTCCGCGCTTGCGTTGTACATAGCCCTACAGGCTGCACACAATGACGCTACACCTACCCTTATATTCTCTTTGGAGATGCCTCGTAAGCAAATACTCAAGAGGATGACACAAGCCCTTGCAGGGGCTAATTTGAAGCAGATACAGGATAAGGTAATGCACACAGATAAGTTAGCCCGAGTCAACAAAGCCTTGGATACGATCTCTGAAATGCCGCTGTATACAATACACACAGTAAAGAACCCAAATGACCTAGCTTCTAAGGCAAGAAACCTAGTCCGCAAGTACGGGATTAAGCTAATAGTAATTGATTACTTACAGCTAGTTCCGTGGTCGTCAAAGGCTGGGAGTAAGACCGAAGGTATTGCAGATATATCTCACAAGATAAAACAGATAGCCCTTGAATTAAATGTAAGTATCTTATTGCTGTCACAAGTAAACAGAGATGGAGCCAAACGCGAAACCGGTCTAAGCATCTATGACCTCAAGGACTCGGGAGATATTGAGAATGATGCAGATATTGTCTTGCTATTGTGGCCAAAGAATGGTGATATCGAGGGAGCAAAGAATCACGATGACAAGGGGCCATACACAGAACTTCAATACAACATTGCCAAGAACCGCGAAGGTGAACGTGGCATAGGTGGGTACTTAAAATTCTATCACTGCTTGGGACGATTTAAATGACGGAAGAAGAGATAGCAGATAAGATAATGTCAGCTTACCCGAAGATGGGGAAGCTAAATAAAGCAGTCGACCAGTTCTCTTACTTTGATTACGAGAATGATAAGTATTTGTTTGAGTTCAAGAGCCGCCGAGCTAACTATAATACTTGGCTAATTGAGCACACTAAACTTGACAGGAATAAAAAGATAGCAGATAGTACAAATAAAGATTTTGTATACGTGACAGAAGTATTCGAGACTATATATGTCTGGAACATTTCTAAACTCATACGATCTAATTATGATTTTAATTTCGAGATGATTGACGCACCTATTTCTAGTGAGCTACCAGGTAAACAGAATGGTGAGATGACTCTCAAACAAGTAGGATATTTAAACACAGAAGACAGTGTTATAAT